GCTCTATCGCTGTAAAACTCATATTACTAAATTGATAAGTGTTTGTTGCACCACTATCAAATTTAACAACTACTTGATATTCTACTGAGTTTGCTGTAACACTATCATATAGTGTAAATGCAAAATGGTTATTTGCTGACGGACTTGAATATTCTGCTATCGGTGAACCATAAGTCATTGCATTACCATTAATTGCTCTGAATATACCAACTGTTGCTTGATTTGGTGTTTCTTGTACAACTTCTATTGCAAAGTTAAGTTGTACTTTTGTATTATTTGTTGTATCTAAACTAAATGATGATATTGTTGCTAATTTTTTTGTGCCATCATATGACGTACCAACATTAGATATTGTTCCTGATGTTGTTCCTGAATCTCTTAAATTTACAACTGCACTTGCTGGTGCACCTGGAGTATAATAACCACCTGCTTGGTTCCAAACTAAAACTTGCCCGTCTGTTGGTGTGGCACCTGAATTTACATCACTTAATGTTTTAATAGATGCCGCCGCTATTCTGGCATCAGCATCTGTGTATGTTCTTGCTTGACTATAATATAAATTTGTTGAACCTTCTGGTAAATTATCTGTGTTTACTTGGTTTCCTGTTGTACCAAAATCAATCATTGTATTATCAATTGAGTCTGCCGCAATTGCTGTTAAGTAACCTGCGCCTGAGTGATCACCCCAACTATATGCTGAATTCCAATTTGATATTGTTGATGCTGTTACACCTATTGCTGTTAATCTTGTATCAACTCTTGTATCTGTGTAATATAATGATGCTCCTTGTTGAACATCATCAGTTGTTAGTGTATCAAATTCAACACCTGTTTCACCTGAATTAATTTTTAAATATTTGCCTGCATGACCTGTATAATTTGCTGGTGTATCTCCTAGACCAACAAAGTTAGCACTAATATTACCCATGTTTGTTAAATTAGCGCCACCAAAATCCCAACCTGCTGATTTGTAAACTAATGATCCAACAATTGATCCATTTGATTCAATTTCAAGTCCAGAGCCAGCCGCTGGTAGCGAACTAGCACCTTTGTTTAATGTTATGGTGTTATCTTTAATTGTTGTGTCTGAAGTAGTCGTAACAATCTGTTCACCAGTGACTTTTAAATCACCTTTTACAATTAGTTCGTCTGCTACAGTTAATTGTTTAAAATCTGCCATGCTGTGCTCCAATATGTATTACTATTATTTAGCAGATTTGGCCAATTTATAATATATGTGTTTGTCAAGGGAAACCCCGGAATAAACCCGGGGTTTCTATATTGATATCTACAATTAGATAAATGTTACGTTTGAGATAGCAATTTTTGATAGGTAGTCTGCTGAATTACCAAGTGATGATGCAGTGTTTGTTAACTCTACATAACCGTATCTTGTCATGAAGCTTACTACTGGCTCAAAAGTTGACGGATCCACAATAACGCCTGATGACATTAATGGGATGTATGGGCAATAGAATGCCGCCGCGTCTACTTCGCCTGCGCCTTTGTAACCAATCAATACTGGTGAATCATCTACCAAGTATGAGTTTACATATACTCTCATTGCGCCGTTTAATGTACCAACAAATTTTGTGTTAGTAGGTGCTTCGAAAGTACCTTCAGTTGTTCTTGCGAACGCTGAAGTTGTCGCAGATTGTAATACAGTCAAAGCCTGTGGAGAAACTACAGCCCAGTTAGCCGCGCCTCTTCTAGTTCTTTGAGCGATTAAATTTGCTTCTCTATTAATTGCTACAGCCAATGCCGCGTGTTCATCTCCAACGAATGTTGCAGTACCTGTTACACCGCCTTGGTTGTATGCTGTACCTGTTGGTGCTAATGCAGTTAATGAACCAAGGATTTCTTGGTCAATCTCAGCAGTAATTTCTTGTGCTAATGCCGCCATTACTTCTGCTTCTACATCTAGACCATGCATTGCTGATGCGTCTTGTGCCGCTTCAAATGTCCAACGTGCAGATAGCTTTCTTGTTTTAGCTTCTACAGTTTGTTTTAAGATTTGAATTGACATTTTGTTACCAGCTTCACCCTCTAAAGATGAAGTTGATGCACCCGCTACAGGTGATGCTGTACCCGAACCTGGGTTAGCTGAGTAAGATCTTGCAATTTCAAAAGGTGAAAGTGCTTCAGCACCTGCTGTTACACCGTCTTTTGCATCTGAATATCTAACTCTTAATGTGTGAATCTGACCTACTGGACCAGTCATTGGTTGTACACCAACGATTTCGTTAGCGATAACAGTTGGCATCACACGTCTAATTATTGGAAGAATTACTTTGTTTAAAGCCGCTACGTTACCAGCACCTGTGGCACCAGTTGTCGCCGCCTCAGCCAAGTATTTCTTTGTATTCTCAAGAACAGCGTCCATTGATTTTGCTCTTTGGCCGTCTAAGCCTTCCATCAATGCACTTTTAGTTTCTGTCCATTTTTCTGTGATTACATTATCAGTCATTTTACTTAACTCCTAGACCTGCTAGTTTTTTAAGTTCAACAATGTCACCATTGCTAGAACTAGTTTCTGCAGGTGCTTCCCTATTACCAGTTACCTCTGTTACTGATTCAGTAACAATAGTTTTGTTTGATTCAGCTGGAGCTGATTCATTTAAAACTGCTGGTAAGTATTTGTTAAACTGTTTTTTTAAATCGCTTGTTTGTACAGATTCAAGCAATTCATTCATTACGCGACGCTTGTCTTTAGACAAGTTTGCAGTTAGCTCTGTAAGAGCTTTTTCACGTACATTCTTATCTTCAGCAATTCTCAACTTCATTTGAACTGCTTCGATTTCTGCGTCTTTTTCTTTTAATTTAGATTCTGCATCAGTAGTATTCGCTGTTACAGTTTCTAATTCTTTTTGAAGTTTTCTAACCTCTGTACCTTCGGCTAGATGAGAAGACATATACTCGCCTGCGAATGCTTCAAAAACTTTTCTACCAAAGTTGTTTTCTTTAGCAACTTTAATATCATCTTTAAGTTGTGATAGTTCGCTTCTCAAACTTTTCTCAACAGTTTTCTCAACAACATCAGCCGCTTTAGAAACAAAACGTTGTTTAGCTTCAGCAATCATTTTCTTGCCTTCTGCTACTAATTTAACTTTTTGTTCTACAACTGCTTTTTTGTCGTTTTCAAATTCTGTTAACTCTTTTGCTAATTGTTTAACAACAAAGTTTTCCAATTTTGCAAAATTGTTTTTTAAATCTGATCTATCAGCGTGTAGTTCTTTTACTTCTTTAGCTAATTGCTCAGCAACAAATTTGTCTACTAAACTAGTATGTTTTTCAATATTAGTTTTGTATGCAACTGTTTGCTCAGCCAATGCCGCTCTGTCAGCCTTAAGCTCTTCTATTTCAGCTGTAATTCTGTCAGTAAGCATTGTGTCCATAGCTTCAACAATCTGACCCTTGTCATTTTCATAACGTTGGGCAAATTCATCGCGAAGTTCAGCAGTGATCTCTTCTCTGGCTTCATCTAACTTAGATTTCCACGTTTCTTGAATCTGAGTTTTCAAGTCTTCTGAAATTGCATCTGACTCAAGTATTCCGTTAAAAATATCTGCCATGAGTAGTTCTCCTTATAACTTCAACTCTTTTATTAATTTGAATATCTCATCTCTAAGATATCCTTCTGCTTTGCGATCATAAATGGCGTCAGCGCCTATGCCGTATAAACGTCTTCCACCTTTCATGTTCATCAAACCTTCATATATTGCTTTTGGATAAGCATCTGGTGCCGATGGTTGTGCAACAATATCCACAGTAACAATTTCAAAATCAGACACTTTGCCTGACTCATTCACGTTACCAGTACCTCTTGATGACACACCCAATTTTGCTCCACTTTCCAAAAGGGTTTTTACAATGTTTCCCATTGGGGTTGGTAAAATCTTTAATTTACCAATTCCGTTTGGACCGTCCATCCACATTGATTCGATCATGTGTGATACACGATCTAAATTCACTGTTAATTCTTCAGGGTGATCTGCTTCACCTAATACAGAATAACCACCTTTCAAGCGTTCGTCCACTGAAGTTACCGCTTTTTCGATTTCTTCAAGTGGATAAACACGTGAATTTTGATTCTTTACTCCGCCTTGGATGAATACACCTTTCATAAACAAGTTTTTCTTTTCACCTTCGCCTTCATGTAATACTTGCATTCCAGCTTGATCAAAAGTTAAACTTTCTAATAGTGGTTTAATCATCTGACGATCTCCTTATAAATTACCAATTATGCTTTCGCCTTTGGTGCAGGTGATAGTTTAGCGCCATCTTGTTTTGGACTATCTGGATTGTCCTTCACTGCTGGAGCCTTGCTACCTGATTCCGCTTTTGCATCACCCATTTTTACTGGATCTGCGCCGTCGATTCTTTTAGCACCGCCGTTACTT